CTTTGTATTTACCTTGAGTAGCTTGTTTTGGTTGTCTATTCAAATAAATAACACCTAATCTTTCTAATTCCCCTCCATCTTCTGCTAAGTCTGCCGTGTCTGGATATTGATTATTTCTATTGTCTGCTATGAACATATAGCCAATTCTAAATTGAGCCGCCAAAACGCTAGAAACGGCGTCTATGACGTTTTTAAAACTATCGTCTTCTAATTCAAAAGCTATTTTTAAATTAGAAGCTATTTTGTTTTGTAACTCTATCGTAGTTGGAACTGGTTTCATATAATTATAGAGGTTATAACTTCATTTTTAGCATTATCCCAAACCATTTTAACTAAACTATTTGAATTGTTTAAAGGTTCTTTTATTTTAACTTCAATAGCTAAAGAATTAGAGCTTAAAAGTACAACATTAATACTTATTTCAGAAATATTTTGAAACAATTTTAAATCATTTTTTACAGCCTGTAAAACATCCACTCTTCCTTTACTATTCAAAGAAACTGTTTTTAAAACTCTTTCCGTTTCTGAATTAAACTGTTTAGATTCTTCCTGAGAAAAAAACAAAGAATTACCCCACCAATCAAACCTTTCTTCTCCTGTTTTTTCATCTCCTCTTGTAGAAGCTTCTTTATTTCCACCGAAAAGACATAAATATACCTTGTAGTATATTCTTTCCGACATAGAAATATCTCCATCAATTAAAGAAATATCTCCTCCAGAACCAGTTTGATAAATAAGTATATCTTTAGTTTTCATTATTTGTTCCAATTTTTAGAAGATGTAGTAGAGGTAGTTCTTATTGGTATTTTTAATGGACCGCTTGAATTTACATTACTTACATTATTTCCTTTATCTTTAATGTCTAAATTAATATTATTTTGTTTAGTAACTAAGCTTTCATTTGTTGCTTTTTGGTTGGCTACAAATGGAGAATCTAAAGCTGGTTTGTCTTCTGATTTTACATGCAAATCTGTCATTCCTTTTAATTTCTCTAAACCCATAGCCGCCATTTCTCCTACTTTACCAGGTAAAAAAGAAGCCAATTTCAAAACAGACTTTAGCGGCAAGAGCATGAAGTCCACAATTGAAGCACCTATATTTTGAAAAAAATCTACAAAACTAAAATTCTCAAACCAAGATGTTAAATTATCCCAAGTCTTCCCCAAGTAACCTGTAAAAGCAGTCCATTGTTTTGAAAACCAAGTACAAATTTCATCCCAATAAACAAATATATATATTATAGCTAAAACCGCCGCTATTACTGCTAATATAGGCCATGTGGCTGCTAAAATAGATACAGCTAATGTAATAAAAGCAGAATTAGCTAACCATGTTAAACCAGTCATTATTGCTGACATAGTATTATAAGCACCCATAGCAATAGTATTAGCCCCTATAGCAATAGAAGCAGTTCCAGAAACAGCTCCAAAAACACCCATAGCTACAGAAGAAGCGTAAACCCAAATAGAAACCAGTCTACTTATCGCCCAAATAGAACTCAAAGCACCAGCTACATATAATAAATTTTTAGCTAAATTTGGAGAACTAGAGACCCAATCCGTAAATAATTTAACAGTTGGTTTCAATTCATTTATAACCTGAGATATTATAGGTAATAATTGAGTACCTAAAGTTATCGCAAAAGCTTCTATGTTGTTTTTAGCTTTAGCTATATTGGCAGCTGTATTGTTGTTTTTGGTATTATATTCATTTGTTAAAGAAGTTCCATCTTCGAAAGCTTTGGCAGAAACTTTTTGTAATTTAGTTAACCTTTCAGTTCCAGCACCTAAAGCACCTAAAACCTTAATAGTTTCTTGACTACCAATTTTTAAACCGTCTAATTTTGTAGCCAATTTATCTGGAGCTAATCCATTTAAAGAAGTTGCAAACTGAGTGGCAAATTTACTTGGGTCGGTAGATAGTAAGTTTTTAGCTTCTTTCGTAGTAATACCCATTTGTTGAGCAAAACCACCTATATTTTTACCAGCAACTAAAAAGAAATTAGACAAACCACCAGAGGCTATTTGAGAATCTATTCCCATTTCTTCAAAGAAAGTACCTAAAGCCGCTGTATTTGTCAAACTTGGTTTTATAGCATCTGGTAAAGCTCCAATCCTTAAAATAAAATCATTTATGTTTTCAGAAGTACCAGAACCTACTGCTCCTAATTGGTTTATAGCGGAACCTGATTTATTAATAACATCCGCTATATTTAAGCTTCTGGTATCTTTAAATAAACCTTTTATTTTACCAACTTGGCTTATAGCGTCTTCTACACCGCCTCCGTAATCAGAACCTAAAGCTACCGCAAATTTATTAGAAGCTTCCGTAAAACCCAATAAATCTTTTTCAGCCACCCCTAATTGACCTCCAATTTCCCCTATTTTTTGTAAGTCTTCTATTGATGTTCTAGTATCTGCCGACATTTTAAGCAAAGATTTCCCGTAATCATCTAAAGGTTTGCCAGACAACCCCGTGGTCTTGGCTATATCGGACATTTTATCCTCAAACTTTATAGCAGAATTTGCCGCAATAGCCAAAGGAGCTATTATTGCGGCAGAAGCTACTCCAGCACCTGTTCCAACATTAGAAAGGCTTTCTGTGAAAGATTTAGATTTCTTGCTCATTTTATCAAAAGTAGCCGAAACCCTATCTACAGCGGTAAAAATTGTCGGAACTTTTAAAGTAACTGCCATTTTGTTTATGTTGTTTTTGGTATAGATTCTATTTGTTTTTGAACATCATCGTACCAATAATAAATTCCATGATGGTCTTTACCATCTACATACATATTGTCCAATACCGATGGGTTTGCCCAAGAAAATGAGCGCCCTAAAGTAATTAGGACGCCTTTTATATTTTCATTGAGCTTTAAACAAAAAGCGTAGACAACTGTTCGCAAACTTTTAAATCGTATCTACTAAACTTGTCTAAATAAGCCTTAGAATGAAGATTCATAACTTTAGCCATACAAGCGTAAGAATACCCTAAAGGATTTTCTCTTAAATCAGTTTTACTAGCAATACTTTCTTTTTCGCTAACCGTAATTCTAGTGGAAAATTTAACTTTAGTTAAGTCTACTACTCCTGTTTTGGTTAATACAGGTTCTTCTAAAGTATATATTGGATTATCTTCTTCATTTTCTGAATTAGGCAAAATTAATTTACCTTTCATTAATGCAGACAACACCTGAGGGTAATCTTTTTGAATCCTTTTATCTTCTAATTCCTCAAACAAAAAAATCTCTAAAAAAACCCTTAACTCGTTTAAAGCCACTTCTTTTTCTACAACAATATTATTTTCCATACTTCTTTTTTATTATAATTAAATTTCTTCTAATCTACCTCCACCAGAAACCTTGCATGGCATTTGAGCTGTATTTGTATCCACAACTAAATCTCCAACCACTTCTCCTTCACCTTTCCAAATAGCTCCAGAAACATGAGTTATAGTCCAAATAGCAGGTTCGGAAGATTCTGCTAAAGCTGGTACGGATTTAGTCTCTGCTTTGTTTTTCATATCTACCAAAAGAGGACCTTCAAAACTCCAACGAACTCTATTTTTTTTGGTGATAATTTTACCTCCACCTGTGATATTTTTACTATCATCATCATTCCTAAAACCACCAAAATCAATTGAGTAGCTTTCATCTGATTTAGTAGCAAATCTAAAATCTCCTAATGTTGGGTGAGAGCAAGAAATTTCCGTAATATCACCTCCTAAATATGTAGCCATTTTATTTTATTTTATTAGTTGTTATTAAAAACCAGCTTTAACGGTCGTAGATTGTATTCTGGCAAAACCAGTTCTTTTGTAAGAAAGTGAGGTTTCAAATCTATCTGGATTTAATTCCGACTTTTGAACTAAAATAGAATTTTTGGTAAACTCTGGGTCTTCTAACAAAGCTCTTTCCGCTAAATCATCTACATAGCTGAAAATAACAGATTTCCATTCCTTTGGTTTAATAGCTTTTGCGGCGTCTGTAACCTGTTTATCTGAAACAATTACATGTCCTTTAACTCTCAAATCTTCCAATATAGAATATCCATTTTTGAAATTGAAATCTATATTTAAATTTCTTGGATAGCTATATTGAGTGTCTAATCCATGATAAGTAGTAACTAAATCTTTAGCAACATAAACTCCATTTTTCATT